GCTTTTTTCATGACCTCTTGAATTGTTAAACCAGTATCTGTTGCATATTTCGCATAAAAAGCTAGTAATTCTTTAGCTATTTCAGCATACATTTGTAAAATAATTCGTTCTACTTCTATTACTGCTTGTGCATCCGCTAATGATTCAGCGTTTATGACATTCTGGGCGCGTTCTAGCCAATAATCATAACTATTGGGCATAATTATCAATCATTTCTTTATCGTCGCTAAAATGGCCGTTAAAATGCGAATTATCAGCTTGTTCTCTAGTTTTTCTCTGCTCATCTTCCATTTTTTTAATTTCTTCATTAGGATTATCAATAATAGGCAGTATTTTTAATCTAGTTTGTTCAGAAACGCCACCATTTAACGCATTAAAGGCTTCAATAGATTCTAATAATGACTTAGGTAAGTTGGGAGTAAATGTGATATCAATCTTTGAATAATCATGTGAATAAACACCTGTTAAATTAATATTTTTCAGAAGTAACTTGTACCGCTTCATTAATCCTTTTTTAAATAAGCGTTCTTTAATTGCTCTAACTTGTTCTAAACCAAAAAGTTTATACTTCATTGATTCTCCAGATTGAACGCCACTAAAGTTATCATCATTCAAATCAGGCGTATTAGTAAATTTATGAATATCTTTTTGAAGTCTAGTTTTATATGCTTCTGCACCATTAACATCATATTGCTTATAAATATATTTAACTTCAGCACTTCCATCATTACCATTAGCATTAATACCTGGCTTCACATGAACCATATTTGCTTGTCTGAATTTCTTAGCTTCCTCACCATCAATTTCTATATTTCCGACAATTGCTAACATAGCATCATTTAAATCAGTCATGTAATTAGCAGTATCTGATTGAGCGCTATCATATAAATCTATAAGTGATAATACATTTTCAAAGTCTCCTTGTTTAAATTGATCATTAGTATATTCAATTATTGGAACATCTTTAAAATAGTGAGGCAGTTCATCTATTGAACTAATTGTTCCACCTTTAATAGTTACATAATATATTTTTTCGTTCGTATAAATCTCAATATTTTGAAGTGTTTCACCGTCAACAGCCTTAGTATCATAGTATCTAATACCAGCTATAATATTTTTATCAATGCTCTTATCATAAATAATAAAAGTACTCTTAGGGTCTAAAACCTTGAATGTATCTTTACCTTCTTGATTACGGTACACAATCTCATATGCTCGGCCATAAATAGAAAGATTAAGTGCTAAATCACTATTAATAGCATCAGCATCGTTATTATTATTTAGCTGTATAATAATTTCATTTGTCTTTTTATCTTTATGTGTAATAGTTATAGGATTACCAGTTAAATAACCCACTATAAACCTTGTTACATATTTCGCATAATTATGGACTGCCCTATGATCGGCTTTATCTGTTAAATCTTCAATTCTTCTGTTACTCGATAATATATCTGTATTTCTATTTAGATAATAAGCTTCTAACATATTTAAACGTGGCACTTGTTCTTGCTTATGTTTATTAATAAGGCTCAGTAAAACTTCATCTTTTAATAGGTTTGAAACATCATTAATTATAAAATCATCATTAGCCACTGAAGAAAACTTAGTAATGTTATTCTCTTGGGTGTATATTGTCATTGTTGTTCACTTCCTTAGAACATTAATCTCGTTCTCTTTAACTTATATACATTGGTATTATCTTCATTATTTTTAAATATTAATTTACTAACTGCATATCTAATTGCATCTATACAATGATTATAGGTATCTACAGGTTTATTCATATACTCACCTGTTTTCTTATCTTTTGTCCAAGTATAGTTATCAAACTCTTCAATTGTTTTAAAACATCTCTCATCAATTATAATTTCAAACTGACTCATAAATTGAATTCCAATTAAAATACTGTCTTTGCCTTTAGAAGTTGGTATGATTCGTTCAACTCCTTTAACTCTTATTTCTGCTATACTTTTTCGTTCAGCACAGTCAGCGACTATAACTTCTTTTGAAAAACCCAGATTGATAATTACTTCTGCTATCTCATTGTTAAGCATTTCTTTTTTAACAAATTCAGAAATAATATAAAGCTTCTTATTTTCTAAATCTACTTTTACATGTACAAATGCACTTGGGTCATTTATGTATCCAAAGTCTAAGCCGAAATAAGAAGGCAAATGACTAATTTCGTTTATGTTAATCACTCTTTTTTCGTATTTAGGAAAAATTAATTTATCTAGTGTAGCAAACTCACCGAGAGCATAAATCTTATAATAGGCGGGGTTTCTATTGGCCAACTGTTCTAAGTTGCTTTTTGTCATTTCATCTAAAAACTTATTATCTTTATAACTAGACTGTCTTATTAGTACATCTTGAAGCGGTTGACTGGATTCGAAAAATGCTTTATAAACCCAATTTAATTTTGAAACTGGGTTAAACATTAGAAATATTTGTCTTTGTACATGTTTCTTTTCTCTTAGTCGTAATGTAAGTTGTGTATAATCATCCAGGGTAAATTCTGACGCTTCTTCCATAACCACATCAGATATTGCTTTAATTGATTTTATTTTTTCAGGATTATCTAACCCTTTAAATAAAAAAATAGCGCCATTAGGTAGCACTACTTTATTATCAGTCTTATTCCATTTACACAAATCCCAAATCTTAAAATCAATCAAGCAACTTCTTACATCTTCAAACAGGCTATCTGTAATAGTTGCTTGAACTTTACGTAACCATAATACCTTTCTAGGATGTTTCCATTTTTTCAAAGATTTTATAATAACCTTTTGTACGACACCATGTGATTTACCACTTGAACCACCACCATAATGTACCTCAGTAAAATTAGAATAATCTTCTAATATTTCAAAGATATTCTTATTAAATACTTTATTGGGATATTTGAAGTTAAGTTTAATTGTCGTCATCGTAATCACCGATGTTAATTTCTATGTTTTTCTGAGTGATTTCTTGTTCAACTTTATCTCTATATTTATGTGGTAATCTATTTTTAAGCGCAAATATGAGTGATGTAGGATTAGCATGTTCATATTTCTTAACTCTCACTACTTTGCCTGAATTAGTAACTGTTTCTTCTTCATAGTAATAACCTACAGCTCTTTTGTGTAATGCATTTTCTAATTCATAGTCAGAAACTTCTTTTCCTTTTTTTATGGCGTCTAAAAAGTCTGGAATATTCTTTTTCCATTTAATTAAAGTATGTTTTGATACGCTTAGATTTTTAGCTATTTGCTCATCTGTTAACCCATCTCTTTTCCAACCTTCAACTAATCCTAATTTACTCCCTATATCTAACTTTTCATATAAACCTTTTCTAGCCATTTCATTTACCACCAACTCTCACGCTAATTGCTTATAAAAAAACACCCACAAAAGTGAGTGAATTAATTTATTTATTTTTAAAATTTACATGTGCTCTAAAAGGACTTTTTACTAAAACAACATGAACTTCTAATTCGTGCTTAATACACACTTGTTTTACATTTAGCGGTCTCCCATCATTTAATTCTTTTAAAATATTTATCTTGTTATTATCTTCAGTTTCAATTTTAAGATTGGATACCTCAGTTCTTCTATTTATAAAGTCTTTAAACATATCTTCATATTTTAAATTATGAATAATTAAAGTGATATATTCTTTTGCTTTTTCTATTTCAGTAACCACATTAAGTTCTTTACTATTTATATACAACTTATAGCCGCTTAACATTCTATTTCTCTCCTCAACCATATTTATTATATTTTAGTTTATTATATACCAAACAACAAAAGAAACCTATCTGAGAGCAACTCAGATAGGTCAAGGGGGAGGAAAACTTAAATGCCAAAACTTTACGACACTTAGGAGAAAAATCACATCTCCTATATATGTATCAAACATAAGACAAAAATTAGACTATGAATAAATTCGACCTCAATTCTTTATCAATTTTATTTCTTGCCCTTTTTAAATAGTTTTGAACCGTCCCTATCTTAATATTTAATAATTTAGAACATTCTCTATAAGACAACCCTTCACATTTAACCATTATAAAACATTCTAATTCATTGGGAGTTAATTTCATTAATGCATAACTAATTTTATTACTCATATCATCGATAACATCTCTATATTCAACATCAGAAACTTTTTTATACATAGATTCTTCAAACGCTTTAGCTATAACTTGCTGATCAACTAAATAACATTGAGATTTATCAATAGCATTATAATTACCAGGTTGATGCCCCTCTTTTAACCAATCAATTACATAATTTATATCTGCCAACATAGACTTATATAAAGGCAAATCATCCAATTCGTTATTATTAGACTGTTCTAACTTTTTTATTTTACTTAAAACATCTAACCTAGTTTTTCTATATTCTATCAATAAATCTTTCATGTTGTTTACACTTCCTTTAAAAAATAAGGCTAGCTTTCAAACTAGCC